CTTCATAGTCAAATGTCATATTAACATCGGGACTAATTTGTTTCATATATTCACGGAGTGCTCTACTATCTCTAGCTAGCAATTGGTTATCTACAAAATTTCTTACTGTAGCTATTTCATAATCTCCATCTACAGATAAAATAATGTGTTTGAGTCTAGTAGTAAGTTCACCAACTTCTTTAGTTGATTTTCTTAATCCTTTAAGTTCGCTTTCGATTTTTTTCTCATCATGAGTAGTGAGAATTTTAAAAGTAACAGTTTTCTTTAGAATGGGAAGCGTAAATGAAAACTCATTGTGATTGGGTTTAAGTAAATGTTCCTCATTTAACAATTTATCTTCTAGAGCTGTTAAGTCAACAGTGTGTTCGATTTTTTCTCCTTTATTGTTTTCTATAGTAAAAGAATAATCTTTACCATAACCTAACACACGAGCAGCAATCAATAATGCATTTTTATCTCCTATAGCTAAATCATCATAATTAATAGGAGATATAATTAAAGATTGTAATAATTTATCAATTACTATACCTTTTTTAATATAACTTTCATTCGTGAGGATATCCTCTTCTCTTGCAGTCATATATTTCATTTCAACTGACCCTTTAGCAAGGGGATTATCTAAAGGATAAAGTAAGCCTTTTGAAGGTAATGTAACTTCCTCAGTGGGGAACATAGATTTATTTTCCATAACTTTTATATGTTTTTATATACATATGTAAAAAAGAAGGGAATCACACAAATGATTCCCTTTTCTTTTAATATATTGGCTAATATTAGTAGTTCAAAATTGCATAATCCATTCTCATAGTAATGTTAATTTCCATTGGATTTGATGACCCCCAATCACCACTACCAAATTGAGCATCAGTAATGAAAGCACCTTTACAAATCCACTCTTCAACCACATCACCAACAGGACCTAAAGTATTAAACCTGATATCTTTTTTATAAAAATCAGAATAACCATCCCTACCAGTTACAGATTCGTGTGACAAACGAATCCACTCCATTACTGCTTGGGCTCCTGAGGGAGTGACTGGGTCGTATAAAGTAGCACTTATATCTTGCCAATCAGCTTTACCTTTAACTTTTCTTTTAACATTAATATGTTCTAGAGTTACTTGGTCAAAAGTAATTTTAGGTCTATCTGCGTTTTTTATAAGGTATGCAGGGATACCATCTATATAAAATATAAATCTGTTCTGTAATTTAGGCTCATAGGCCGTAAAGAACATTTCTGCTGAACTGAGTATTGCCATTGTATTGTCGTTTTATTATAAATATAATAGTTTTAAATTTTTATTCACCAAAAGTAGCTCCTGTTGGTTGAATTGTGTAATCTAGAACTATAAATTCTGCAGTTTTTGTAGGTTGTAAAAATATCTGGCCTACTAATTGATTTCTGTCAATAGCATCTGCAGTATTATTAGTTTCATCCATTATTACTCTAAATGCATATAAACCTTGTCTTTGTTGAACTGATTCTAAGAAAGGATTAACGGCATTTAAGAATTTATTTCGGGTTACTGTAGTGTTTTGTTCAAATACTAAATTTTTAGCAGTATCACCAATAAAGTTTTTCAATGAAATCATTAATCTTCTTACATTGATGCGATCCAAAGCACTTGCTTTAGTTTGAAGTGTTTTCTGACCATATGCTACAACACCAGTATTTGGGAAAGTAGAAATTGGGTTAACTTTTTTCAAATATAAATTATCACGTAACCCTTGAGTTAATTTAATTTCAGCTTTAATTACAGGTAATCCCCCTCTAGTTAAACCAGCTGGAGCAAACCAAGGAGCTGCAATTGCGTCATTGGTGGCATATACTCCTTGCATCACAGTAGAGGTAGGAGTCCATACATTTCGACTTAATTCAACAGATGGGGTTTGGACCCAAGGCCAATAAGTACCGGCATAGTTAGAATTAATTTCTTTTGCTTCATTAGTTACACTAGTGATAGTATCACCATAAGGCACTAAATCTGTGATGTAAAAACAATCGCCACGCATTTCACATAATTCAATTACACTAGCCACTACAGAAGCGTGATCTTTATTATAGATACCAGGAGTAGTAATTGTATTGAATCTGTATTCGTCTTTGTTTTTTAAGATATTAATAGCAATAGTGTAATCATCTTCAAGTACTCCTTGTGTATCTACATTACTAATATTTTCAAAATAATTACCTTTTCTACCTGTAGGGATTATACTTCCAGCAGCATTACAAAAAGAACCACTAGCAGGGTAAGGTAAGCTAGAGCTGTATGAAAGATTAGAACTATCAACACCTACAGACCCATCATTATTTAAATATTTAGGGGTAGGCTTTGATACAGAATCAACATATACAAAATTTGAAATATTTGGATAATCACCATTTACTGTGACCATATATTGCCCATCGTAATTAGTTTGGGCAACATATTGATTACCTATGGCTTTTTCAATATAATTGTCACTTTCAGGGTCTAAACTTAACCCCAAGAAAGTTTCTAATACAATTGGGTTATTTGAGTTATCGTCACCTCTTCTAATTTCTAAATTAAATGTTCCGTTGTCATTATTGATTCCTGAAATTTCCCATCTTAAATTGTCAAGTGAACCTGTTTTGAGTGAACCATCACTATATTCTTCAATATTATCCGGGTCTATATCAGTTGTATTATTTAATAAGATACCCTTACCTATTGTTTTTAAGGTAAAACATATATTATCATTAGTATTGGCTGCACTTACTAAATCTTCACCACCTCCGAAAGTTGCAATATCATCAAGAGTTCCTGGAGAAAAAACTAATTGAGCTAATGAACCTGTTCTAATAACGTAGTTGTTTTGAGTAGTTCCTACATTAGAAGAAGTTATAGAAATAACGTTACCATCTACATTAATAGTAAAAGGTAAGTTGTTACTTGCAAATTCAATATTTAAATTATCAAAATCTCCATCATAAGCATAGTAAACACTTGCTCCTAAAGTTTGTGTAAAGCTAGAACTTAAAGCAATAAACTGGGTTGAATCATCAGTTGAATCAAATACCCCAAATCCCTCAAATGCATCCGGTAAGTTACCAGTTAAATCAACCGATGCTGTAGCGGTTCTACCATCTACACTACCTGAATTGCATAGTATTCTGGTTGAAGTAGCAGGTGTAAATGAACCACTTACTACTCTAGTTACTAACATACTCCTACCTCCATTAGCAAAATATTTTTGTGCTGCTATAGAGGTTAGGTATTCATAGCTATTAGAGCCTGATAAGAAAGTGGTGCCAAATTTATTTTTATAGTCACCAAATGAAGTAACTAAGGTAGGTTGTAATTCAGGACCTTTTACTGTGGGGCCAATGATTGCCGCTCCAGCTTGAATGGGGGCTGGGCTTATGAAAGATTGATCGGTTTCTCTTTGAAATACCCCAGGTGATATTATTTTTTCAGCCATATCTTGTGTTGTTTATTTATAATAAATATCAAAAAAAATTGCCAGCAGTTTCCTGCTGGCAATAAATATCAAAGGTATTTTAAAAAAAATTACTCTTCTGATTTAACAAAAGTACCTTCTTCCAAATTAACTTCTCCTTTACCATATTTGTTAAAAAATTCTGTGGAAATAGAATTTTCTAATTGATACAATCCATTAAACTGTTCAGCAAGTTGGTTCAATTGCCTCTTTAAATTATCTTCAGCAATCCCAATTTGTCCTCTTTGAAAAGTAAGTTCACTGGTTTTCATACGGAGTTCGTTAAGTTGTTGAATTTCTTCACTAGTAAGTTTTACACTATTAGGTGTAGTAGTTTGGGCTTTAGTTCCTTTTTTTACGGCCATAACTTATAAATTTTAAATGTTTGTATATACGTATGTGAAAAGAGTTGAAGAACCAAATTAATATTAAACATTTGGTGGATCTTGGTACTCATCATGAAATTTGATATACACATATGTAACTAATTTTTGCAATTTATATCTAATTTCATTAATATCATCTGTGTTTTTAGGTAAGCAAGATAAAATATCTTGTTTACATGTTGAATCTAAAAAGAATGATCCCGTATAAGGCGATAATTCTGTGGGTAAGTCATCATAATTTGGCATAGTTTTTTTCTTTTTTTAGACAGTTACATATAATTGATAGTTAATAGGGAAGTATCTAGTACCGGTAACAGTTCCATCAAATACTGCAGTTGCAAATACCATGTCGCCTGCAGATACGCTAACTCCATTTGTGCTTATAAATGACATAGGTATGATATTTTGAGATGCTGCGGGACATGTTACTGACGTACTGGCAACTAATACTCCGCTCCAAGAAGAATCATAAGTACCATTAGCTAGAGCACTGATTTCAGATGAATCTATTTTCCATACAAATATTCTCATATCTTCGCCCTGTACTTCGGCGTTTGAATCCCATTCTATATTACCTGCGATTGCGATAGTTCCTCCTTCTAGCACTCTAAATAATCCATTAACAATGCTATAACCAATACCCCCAGTAAATGTACTAGTGCCGGGCGTGCCTATTCCTGATGCAACGGCATTTGATGATAAAAAAGTAGTAGTACTCCATACATAATAATGTGCTCCTAAAGCTCCCGCTAATCCTGTATTATCTTCACCAGCATCTGTACCGGTAGTTATCTGTAAACGACCTCCTATTGAAGTTATAAGACTTACAGTAGCACCACCGCCTCCCCCGCCTCCGGCGGCTGCTAATGAGGCAGAGACACTTCCCCAACCATCGATTTTAACATCACTACCAGTAATATCCGAACTAACATTAAGGTTACCAACTATAGATACATTATCAGTAGTATCTTGTATTGCTATTATATCCGCGTCATTATAGCCGATTTGTATTTTATTTCCATCATCGTAAATATAACCTGAATCGCCTGATGCTACTCCAAATACTAAGCCTGAGTCAAACGTACCATTACCTTGTGGCAAAAATAATCTTGATGAATGCAAATCTCCGCTGGCACTTATATTAGCGGATGCAGTGATATTAGTAACATTAATAATATTATTACTATCTAAATTTAGATCTTGGGTAGCAGTATGATTGCCTAAATTATCACCACTACTAAACCCAGAAGCCGCTGCTGATGCAGATACAGCAGTATCTAAGCTTTGATATTTTATTTCTGAGGTAGGAGTACTGGGGATACCTGTCCAACCTGCCATGTAACTTATAGTACCCTCACTAGCTCCTGCATTTATTCGTTGAGCGGTAAGCGATGTATTTACTACAAGCCCACTAGCAGAGTCCAAAGTAAATACAGGTGAAGTATCACCACCAATATTTATTTTAAAGGCATCACCATCATGTTCAAATAATTTGGTAGAAAAATCACCATATATATTAGCAGGTTCACTTCCAGAAGTAACTAAAAATCTATCTACATTACGTATAAGAAATGCAGGAGATTCAAATACAGGAGTTATATCCATTAATTCAACATCTCCAATTTTTAACATTGGGTGGTTATTAGCAGGTATTCCAGATTTACGAATAATGATACCAGAGCCCGTAACTGGATAGCCTGTTGTAACTTCATAACCAAAATTATAATCACCTATTTCAATTGCTGCCGAATTACTACCTGTTATGCTAGTAACATTAGTAATAGGATATGAATCCATATTTAAATTTTGGGTAGCCGTATGGTTACCTAGATTATCGCCGGATCCGCCGCCGGCAGCTGCTAATGAAGCAGAAACGCTGCCCCAATCATTTATATAAACGTCGCTTCCAGTTATAGCTCCACTTGCACTTATATTACCTGAAGCTGTAATATTACCTATATTGATTATATCATTGCCGCCTAGATCTAAATCTTGAGTAGCAGTATGATTACCTAGATTATCGCCGCCGGCGACTGCCGCTGCTAGCGAAGCTGATACGTTGGTAAAGCCGGGGATTGATAATGTACTACTTACAGATAAACTTCCTGTTATCTGAGTATTGTTAAGAGCAATTAGCCCTTTTCTTGCTATGAATTCGTTTGCCATATTATTCCTTTTTCACTTTCCAAAGGTTGTTAAATTAATTTTCTTAATGATTTAAATACATAGCCGCCGCCGTTAGTAATCTGTACCGCAACACCTCCAGAATATGTTGCTGATAATACCGGCTCGGATATATCACCTCCGATAGCTCTCGTTGATGTATCTGTATATGAAACAGTCGAACCATCTGAGATAACCATAAATTGACCTATTCTCATATATCCGTTCCCTGAATCTACTAATGTATAATCATATACAGCTCCATCATATGTACCCAAACTAAATAAGTCTATTGTCTGTAATGTATCGCCGCTAGGGGTATCTTCGATATTTGTTATAAGTACTGAGTTAGAGCCGATAGTAAGGGATTGTTCAGTTTTAAGCGCACTTTTAAAGGTCGATGTTGAACTATTAATACGTAATACTTCTGTGGGTGCAAGTTTTGTATTATTTGATGATTTAAAAATTAAGTCACCTTTAACCCCTGTAGCATCAATCCCCGTTACTTCACTCTCTATTAATGCAATTGAACCTGATGTCTTGTAATCAGCATAACTGCCACTATCAACTGTAAAGTTTATAGTACCTGCTTTATCGCCAATTTGACCCCCTTGAGATGTGCGTGTTGTTTGGAATACAAACTCGGTACCTGAGCCATCATCTTTAATATCCCTCACATCAAAGGCTGATCTGGGAGTAGTAGTACCTACTCCTATTAAAGGCCTACCCCCTGATTGGCTGACATATAAAGCTGGGATTTGTTTTCCTGAGTTTTCATCTCTTACCTTTATCATTAATGCGGGATCATTTGAATCATCTGCGAGAGTAAATTCAATGCTTGCACTTTCTTTAGGGGTCAATAAACTACCAGATATATCAAATACCATTGATTCACTGGCAAATAATCTAAATCCCCCTTCACCCATAGTCATACCTGGTGATCCCGGAACTGACACAAATGAACCATAGGTCATTAC